TAGTACAGGAGTTAAAGACCCAAAGCCAACATTTAGAAGTGACAGGGACTACGAGATAGGAATTATATATGGTGATGACTATGGACGCATGACAACAGCACTCACGTCTACAAGAACTAATGCTACAAACAATGGAAGCAACGCTGTATACATTCCGCCAACAAGTTCAGACAAAGCAAATAGTTTAGTAGTTACCATAAAAAATTCCCCTCCTTGCTGGGCTACAAACTATAGGCTTGTAATAAAACAAGCCAAACAGACATACTATAATATATTTCCAAGATTATTTTATGCAAGTGGTGTATTTAGATACTTTTTAATTAACGAGTCAGACAGAGATAAGTTTAGTGTGGGTGGTTATATTATATTTAAAACAGCTATTGGAGGTGCTACTCACTCAAATAAACAATTTAAAATACTAGAGCTAAAACAACAGGCGGCATTGTTTATACCTAATGCTATAGAGGGCTTATATTTTAAGATTAAAGTTGACTCAAGTGACGTATTTTTACTTGCTCCTCCATTATCAACATGTGGTGGGGTTGCTTATGGTACTAATAATCCAAATCAAGATGGTACACCTGGATTTACAGTATCTGCGCTTCAAAATTTTGGTGGAAGTGGGATTTATCTTTATAATAATCAAGTAGATAGTTATACATCTAGACCTATTTTTTATGGAAATAGCCAATCAAACCAAAATGCTATTTCTACTAGTTTTCAAGATTCTGCACTTTCTGTACTAGGCACTGGGTTTGCTGGTATAGGATTTTCAAATAAATATTACGGATATAAAGATTTAAGATATACAATACAGATACTAGCTGGAAATAAATATAGATATACTACTGACCTTTCTGGTTTATCTGGATGGTCTCTAGATATACCTATAACCACAGGATCAATACACTACATATATTTTCCTCCTGGGATGACTGGTACAGCTCCTAATCTTCCTAATTTAGCATTTGTTATTAAATGGAACTCAACATCTGTATCTATTGGAGACAAATTTATTATTAATTGTAGATCTAAACAAGGAAATAATTATTTTGAGAACTCAAATGGAAATAATGGAGGATTATTAAGCACACATTATACAAAAAATGGAGGATTTGCGATAGTAAACGTTAATTGTAATGGGCCAGTATACGCAGGTGCATTAATATCAATTACAATAAAAAGAGATAAATATAATCCAAATGCATACACAACATTGCAAACATTTCCTGCCTCTCAACAGAACTATAGTAATATAGAGGAGTGGTTTATAGAGTCAGGTGCATATTTATTATTTAAAGAGAAAAATCTTTCTGGAAATGATATTGGTAGTCGTGGCGTATGGTTTAGAAATACTATTGGATTAGGACAATTCCCAACCGCACCTGGAGCACTTCCAAATTCAAATATACAGTGGTATACATCTACCTCTGGAAATACAGAAATAACAAACTACGCATATAACAAATGGGATGGAACCAATATAAAAATGTTTTTGAAGGGTTTTGGAAAGAGAGATACAAGTAGTGATCAAAATGTAATAGAGACATCTTTTACTATAACACAAACCACCCCATCTAATTTTTTAGTGTGTGAAACTATTCCATCAGAGAATGATGTAGATATATTTCACGAACTAACCAAGACATATCCAATTATAAATAACAAGCATATATCAAGGTGGCAGTATAAC